TCCTTAGACTCTTTCATTAAACGTTCAATAACCATCTTTTTAACATCTTTAGGGTTTGAGGTATCGTAAATAACAAATGTCATATCAGGTTTTTCTTTTTTTAGTGATTTCATAAATTCTTCCATCGCTTTCACATTTTTCTTATCGTCATCTGAAAAACCCACACTAATCTCTAACTCACCCCTGGATTTAGGATTCTTAATCCTTATATCTTTAGCATCTAAAGATTTAGCAACACTCTCAATATAATCAATAAAATCCCTTGACGCTATTTGTTTAGCCAATTCAGGTTTTTCAGCACCAGTCATCGATCCAAATTGTTTTTGAAATTCAGGTGATGAAACAGGGTAATATCTTTGTTCATTCAAGTAATTTTCAACCAACTCATTAAACGGTAAATCACCATATAATTTTTTTAAATTTTTTTTAAATACTATCTTTTCATCAGGAGTTAAAGCCATATTAATAAATGTCCTCACACCCCTTTTTAATGTGTCTGGTGCGTGTCCTCTCGCTGTAATGATAGCAAAGTAATTACCATATTTTAAAGCCTCTTTAAACTTCTTAAAAGAAGGAGCTTGTTTATTATTTTCTATAGCCTTTTTAGTATCTTCTATAAACGCATTTTCTCCCCTTACACCATAATCCCTAAATTCCTCAAAAGCGTCATCCTTAACTTTGTATTCTGAATTATTCCTTAGTTCAGCAAATTCACTTGTTGATACATATACCGGTTTATTACCCTTATACATCTTAATCTTCGTTGGAAGATTTAAAATATTATCATCCCAATCAAATTTATACACCCTAAGTTTTTTTCCTTCTAATATCAATTTCTTCATATTATATAAATATTACAATTTGTTAATTTTGGACAAACATAAGTATTATTAATTGAATTAACAAAAAAAAGGTGAATAAATTAATATTCACCTTTCTAATTTAACTTATTTTAGTTATTATACATTCTCAAATGAAGCTCCTTGAGGGGTGATAACAAACTGAATGTTAATGTATTCCAAAGTTGAGGTTGGTTTTAGAAAAATTGTACCATTTAATTCATTATTATCAATATCTTCAGGTGCGTTACTCAATTTAACTCTGAAATCTGTTAAACCTCTTTCTCTTCTGATACCATCTAAGATTGGATTTACTAAATTCAAGAAGTCATTTCTTACTTGTTGATCATTTGGTTGGAATAATAATCTTAAACCAACTGCTGATATAAGTTTTCTTGTTTGTAATAACAATCTTCTGATATTCAATCTATCAAGAACAGAATCTCTAATTTGTAAGTTTCTATTACCCCAAATAACTGGTCCAACACCTCTAAATGTAGCGATTGGATTGATTCTACCTGGATATAATGTATCCCTATCTGTTTGAGATAATTTTCTTCTTGGTTTTGATACAACTAAACCTCTTTCAGTTCCCGCAATCGCAAACCATTCATATGATATATTGTCAGTCAAGGCTAAGTTTCTTACAACTTCAGCTGTTGGTGGCATCCATACCTTAGAATTATTTTCTGTGTCATTGTAAAGAACAAATGGGTAATAAGTCGCTGTATAGTTAGAATCGATACCTACTTCATCTAATAATGAAACAACCGTATTTGAATCATACCAATTAGCCGTATCTGAAGAATCAGAAGCGAACATATTAATATCAGGTAAAGTTGGAATGTAGATACTATCAGCCCTATCATTTTCTACCATATCAATAGTATGTTCAACTAATGATGAATTGTTTTCAATATCAATACCGGGAGTTACCATTACATTAATATCCGCATCTTCAGGGTTTGAATATTTATCAATAGCCGCTTTGTAAGCGTAGTAGTCAGAATTACCTAAAGCACTAAACCCTTCGTTAGTATAAGTTGTTTGTCCAATTCTATAACTATCACCGTTAGTTCTATAAGATCTATAAATATCCCATCCATCATAACCACCATAAGGTGCTGCTGTGAATTTTCTACTTAATAAACTTTCATATGCAGTTCCAGATGTTCCCGCTTCTGTTTGGAATGGAGCCACACCAACATCAAAAGTTGCTGCTACACCATTTACACTTACAGAAGTTGCACCTGAATCCATATGGAAACCATTGGTTGTTGTAGTTGATGCTACATTACCTTTATATTGGAAGAAATCACTATCATAACTCCAGAAATTACTATTAGATATACCTAAGAAAGATTTTCTAATATTATCCCCACTTGAAATTACTGGTGAAATACCCGCTGGTGGATTTGTAATTGTTTCACCCGCTGTAAAGTATTTAGTCTTATATTGAATTTTAGGGTTTGCTGTTCCTGAACCATAAGTTCTAATGGTATAACCCATAAAACCTGCTGGTACCGCTGTTGATGGAGCGTCAGTAGCAAACTCAATCATAATATATTTAGATTTTAAGTCATACTTACCATCAATAGTTCCAACTTTTTTACCAACATAAGTCAATTGACTTTCATCCATTGAACATCTTACATACTTTTCTAAAATAACCGGATTAGCATCTGTATCATTAAAATCCCTTACGATTAAATCAAATTCTCTTCTTTCTAAATTGATATTTTGAATTGATATTTTAACTAAAGTATTTGCTGCATCACCATCAGAAATTGTTATAACTCTAAATAATTTGAATACGTCAGTTCCTCTTAATTCTGATACAAAATAAGGTGTTGCTGGTGTAGCCCATTGTTCTTTATAGTTTGTCATATTTACACCTGATGAAGATGAGTTAGTAGTTAAAGTAGTTTTTAAACCTCTAATATAACCCTTTAAATAACCATAGTTTAATAACTCAGTATATATCTCTTCAACAAATAAAGCACTTTGTTTTTCTTTTGGTTGTTTACCTAATACTAGTGGTATGTATTCTTTTTTAGTATTATCCATACTTACAGAATAATTAAATGATGCTCCCGCTGTAGTTGTTCCACTTAATTTGAAACCACCTTTAGAATTTAATGTTATATCATCTGTCGGTATTAAAATAGGATTTCCACTAACAACCGGTGTTAATGTATTGTTAGACCAATTAGCGTCACTTCTTAATGTTGCCACTACTAAATTATCCCAACCACTATAACCCGCAACTGATGCGTTATAATTGATGAAATTAGTTGTACCTGTGTAAGTACCACCCGGATTTAAAGTTAAACCTGTTACATAAACACCATAGGTAATACCTGAAAATGTATTTACTCCTGTTGATACGAATAAATTATTAAGCCAAGTACTATCACTTGTGGTACTACCTAAAACGTCAGTCATTGCTGCTGTTGTAACACCTGTAATTGTTGAAATTGTTGTCGCACTTAAATCACCATATCTATATGATATAGTTGATGCTGATAACGCTCCAATTCTTGAACCGTATGAACTAACAACTGAACTAAAGAATTGGTTAGTTGTTGCTGATACCACTCTTTGATAAGGTGATAAAAATGATGGGTATGTAAATGTTAATGTTCCACCAGTTGTTAATTGGAATGGTGTATAAACATTTGTCGGTCCTGCTAATGATATTGTTGAAATATCAGGTTGTGCGATTGTACTGATTGACCAAGCCGAACCTGCATCATAACCACTTAAACCTAATATTCTTGTCATATACATTTGACTCGCTTGTGAAAGGTATTCTCTCGCTATGTAATTACCTTCATATTTTAAAATTTGTGTTCCTGAGAATTTTTCAGGATTTGCACCACCAAAATAAGTAGTGAATTCATCGTAGTTTTTTACTAGAATCGGTTCAAACGCTGGTCCTCTTTGAGCCTCACCTACTATACCTAATGAACTAACCCCCAAACTTTGTGCTGCGAATGTTAAATCAACTTCACTAGTATATACACCAGGTGATACGTTTATTTGTTCTGCCATAATTTATTTTTTTATCTTTTTATAATTTATTTACTCTATAAATAGTTGTTATTTTTACAAATAACATTATACTACTATAATTCTTCCGGAAAATCTTCCATCTGGTGAATCTATTACCGATATGATAATATCACCACTTGCATTTGTAGTTATACTATCAGGCATAACAACATTATAAAAAGTAGAAACTAACTCTTCAACTAAAAAGAAAGGGGTTAATCCTTTATTATGTTCAGATACTAAATAAGTTATTGAATAATACCCACCAACAGGAACACCCCAATCAGTAGTAGAATTAAACATCTTAACGGATTTTGTTGATGAATCACCGCTAATTTGAAGTATCTTTGTTGATAATACACTTATATTTTGTCTAAATGAACTCATCATCCGTTTATTGTTATTGTACTATTATTAAATATTTGAATAATACTCAAATAACTGGATTGTGTTACATCAGTTCTAACGATTGATACTTTTATTTGATCGTTCGCATTTACTGAAACAGGTAAGGTTACTAAACTATTATTTTTATAAATACTATATGATGTTATATCTGATTTAACATTAGTCACTTCTTTTAACATTCCAGGATATAAATTATTAAATGTTAATTCCGTTGTATTTGGATCATACATTAAATTATATATTGTTTTCTTTTCAAAGTAATATCCCGCTAAAGATGAATCTACATCAGTTATGAAATTTTCAACACCTAAATTAGCGTTATATGTTCCTAATAATGTTACACTACTATTAACACTTGAATTAGTTTGTGATACAATAATTTCCACAATATCCCCTTGAACTAAATTAAATGTTGGTGTTACTGACACCCCATTCTTTTTTATTTCATAAAAACTTGTATTATCCGCTACAACACCATTTATTGTATATTCTCCATCTACAACAAATGATACGTTTAATGGTGAATCAACAAAAAACTCAATGAATATTTCTAAGTGTCCATCGTTAAACTTATTTACACTTACATTTTGTGTTTTTTTACCCCTTTTTTGGCCTAAAAACTTATAATTTGTTAATATTCTACTAACGGCTGGTTTTATTATGAACTCTTCTTCATCTAATAAAAATCCGTGTAAATTAAAATTATACTTTTGAACGTAAAATCTCTTTTTATTTATATCACTTATTTCGTGTTCATCATCTATACCATCTAATGTTATTGGAACGTAATGTCCATTTACATCGGTATAGGCTTGATTAGATGAAAACTCAGTCAATACAATTTTATTAAACTCATTTAATTCCCTTAATCTTGATGAGAATAATCTTACTTCATATTGAACATCAACGTGTATTGGTTGTGGTATTTCATAAACATCATAACCATTTCTATTACCATTCC